TATGTGAAAGTCATTTATTGCGACTGGTTAAGAAAGGGAGTGAGGCAGCGACGATTTATAGCGTCAAAGCATTGTGCAGAGATCGGGGGTATGTGGAAAAAACTAATGTGGATGTTAATGTGAGTGGGCAGATAGATCATAATGTATTGACGTTTGATAGGATTAGGAAGTATCTGAGTAGTGAAACACAGGTGGAGATACTGGAGGCGATGAGGAAGGTTAAAGAAATATCAAGTGAGGAAGAGGAGAAAGTAAAACATCAACATTACCTCCCAATGCTTCAAAACATGCACCCGATAGATGCTGAATTTGTTTCAATAGGAGAATGAGATGGGAGAGAAAATTGACATTAAAGCACTTCAAGAAGAACGAAGTTGTGGGTATCTACCCCCTATCCCAGTAGACATAGATCGTATGTGTGAAGATTGTGGTTGGGGGGAGAATATGCAGTATGTGGATGAATGGGGGATGATTCACAGTTATTTTTGTCATAAACACACAACTCCGGTAAACAGATTTGCCACCTGTCCAGATTACAAGGAGCCAGAGGACTAAAATGATCCCCAAAACAGAAATAGAATTTGATGAATTGGCGGTGGTGAGAGGGTTGTGTAGGGATGATTATTACTTTTTTATGAAAGAGTTCTGGAATACTGTAGTCCCAGAACCTTTCTTGGATAACTGGCATTTGCGATATATTGCGAAAGAGTTGCAGTATTTGGTTGAATGGTTTTTGATGGGTATGATCCCATCCCACGACCCTATCTACGATTTCAAACCGTATGATTTGGTAATCAATGTGAGCCCTGGTTCCACAAAATCTCTTCAGTGCAGTGTCTTTTTACAGCCGTGGGTGTGGACAAGATTTCCATCCGCAGGTTTCATAGAATCTTCTTACCAAGAAAACCTATCCATCGATCTCTCACGTAAAGCTCGTATTGTAGTGAAGAGTGAAAAATATCGTGCCATGTTCCCACACGTCATTATTTCAGACGATCAGGATGCGAAGGGTAAGTTTGCGAATACGGAGCAAGGAGAGAGGAACTCGGTTGGGAATAAGGGTGGTATTACTGGGAGGCATGCGGACTTTATTGTGATTGATGACCCAATTGATCCAAAGGGCTCACGTAGCGAAGCTGAAATGACACAAGCCAACCAGTTTATTACTGAGACGTTGTGGACGAGAAAGAAGAACAAAGCACGCACGATTACCATTCTTGTTATGCAACGACTGCATCAGTATGACCCAACTGCAATGATGCTTGAGATGGCGGAGAGAGGAGAGACGAAAATCAAGCATCTCTGTTTCCCTGCCGTTCTTACCGAAGATGTCAAGCCTGCAATCTGTCGTCAATATTACAAAGATAATCTCTTCGACCCAGTCCGACTCCCTCAACGAGTTCTCGATGAAGCTGCAATGCAGGGGGAATATAGTTATGCAGGTCAGTTTTTACAGCGACCGGTCCCGATTGGCGGTGGGATGTTCAAGACGGATAATATTATCATTAAAGAGCGTTCCGAACTCCCAAAACGTGATAATCAGTGGGTAAAGAAAGTGCGATACTGGGATAAAGCGGCTACTGAGGGGGGTGGGGCATTTACGGTTGGGTTTTTGTTGGGGAAAGATGAGGATCAGAGATTTTGGATATTGGATGTGTTGCGGGGGAGGTGGGATAGTGCGAAAAGGGAAGGATTGATTAAAAGTCAGGCGTTTGTAGATGGGAAGGGTGTGGTGATTGGGATAGAACAGGAACCTGGGTCCGCTGGTAAGGATTCTGCACAGATGACGGTAGCTAATTTAGCTGGGTTTAGAGTGGTGGTGGATAGACCGACAGGGAATAAAGAGGAACGAGCTGATCCTTTTTCAACACAGGTGAATGCTGGGAATGTGTATATGTTGAGTGGGTTGTGGAATAGAGCGTGCTTGGATGAACTTGCATTGTTTCCAAACTCTAAATTTAAGGATCAGGTGGATGCGGGGAGTGGGGCGTTCAAGTTACTGACGTTGCCTGTTAAAAATGTTGGTGGTTGGAGAAAACGACGATGAACCTGGATAAAGCTGTAGAATTCGACAAAGAAAAAATAGAAAAGTTTAGGGGGACTCGGAATTTTGATGTATCATGTAGAGAGCATGTGAGTTGTGCTTATTGTAAACATCATAACGCCCACGCCAACATGTTGCGTGAAATTACTGCCAATGAACAGTTAAGAGAGTATATGAAGGAAGCTTAGAGATGAGTAAGAAAAAAGCGAGTACCAAAAACACTGTTGTTGCTCCCAACCCTGCTGTCCTAATCAATCAATTGCAAACGGCTGCATTCAATAGTTTGTTACGAAGACGTGATTTGATTCAGACTTTGCTGAGTCCTGGACATGACATTAATTCGGAATGTGGGTACCCTGATTCTATTTCCAAACAGAACTATAGAGAGATGTATGAGAGAACAGGGATTGCAACGCGAGTTGTAGAGATTTGGCCCGAAGAGAGCTGGACTCAGACTCCTGATGTTTATGAGAAGGAGGAACCTGGGAAAACAGCATTTGAAACTGAGTGGGAGGAATTAGAAAAGAAGTTGCAATTGTTTCATTATATGAACCGAATTGATATTTTGTCAGGTATTGGTCAGTTTGGTTTGTTGTTGTTTGGTATTGGAGATGGTGATGATCTGAGTAAACCGGTCAAAGGCATTGATTCTAAGACAGGCGAAGCGTCAAAAAAGAACAAGTACCCTCTTCTCTATCTTCGTGCCTATGACGAGTCTATTGTTGAGATTAAGGATAAGGAAGGGGATGTGAAGAGCCCACGATACGGATTCCCAACGATGTACGAAATTATGCAGGAAGATACAAGTGTTGGAGGATCTTCGATATCGCGGAGAATGGTACATTGGACCAGAGTGTTGCACGTAGCTGATAATAGAGTGAGTAGTGAGGTTTATGGGACCCCGCGAATGAAACGTGTTTACAATTGCTTGCTTGATTTGCGAAAGATATTGGGTGGGAGTGGTGAAATGTTCTGGAGAGGTGGGTTTCCTGGCATGGCATTTGAACTAGGGGGTGATGCGGGGTTGCAGGAAGTTAGCACGGCGACGAAAACAGCGATGCAGGAAAATATCGATGACTATTTTGCTGGATTGGATAGATCGTTGTTGTTGGAGAATGTAGAAGTGAAAGAATTGAAACCGCAAGTCGCAGATCCATCAGGACACATTGATATGCAGTTGAAAGCAGTGTCGTTGTCTCTTGGGGTCCCGACGCGAGTATTCATGGGTGCGGAGCAAGCTAAGATTGCTTCTACACAGGATAAGAGAACGTGGAATGAAAGAGTGATGAAGCGTCAGAATAAATACCTAACTCCACTCCTCATACGTCCTCTCATTGATAGATTGATTGCATATGGGAGTTTAGCGGAGCCTAAAGAATATTTTGTGGAATGGCCGGATCGTGAAGCAATCACAGATAAGGACGTTGCTGATGTAGCGGTGAAGGAAGTTGATGCAATGGCTAAGTATGTGAGTGGGAATGTGGCTGCGATTATGGCTCCTAAGGACTTCTACGTTTCTATTTTGAAGAAGAGCGTGGAAGAAGCAGTTGCGTTTGAAGAGGGGGTTGGAGAGATGGAGGAAGAGTTAGTGAGTGATGTGTTAGGGACTGAAGAAGATGATGAAATGACGAGTGAGGAGAAAGATCAGATTGATGATGATTTGCGAAAAGATGAAGATAAGGAACTTGAGGTCCCAAAGAGTATGGGATAAATTATGATGAATATCATAGATTTCAATAGAAGAATTATGATTCAGTATTTGCACATCATGTTTCCATTAGAATTTGTGAGTGATATGGGTTTTGTGGTTGGTGATGCTATACCTGTGAACGTAGACATGTATTCGCAACCTAGTATATTCGTATTCCATCATGTTAAAAATAATGAAGCTGTGTTTCATCCAATACAAAGTTTAAATTGATTGGAGTGAAATGAAAACGAAACGAAGTATAGACCCTTCGCAGACCTATCTCCTGCGAAGGCAGTTTATAGCAAGTATGAATAAGAGGTTTAATATTGTGAAGTCTGCTCTTCGAGATTTTTTTACTGGAGATATGGAAGAATTCACACTTGCCACGAATGCAGCTAAAATTACAATGTTTCGTGCATGGTTGAAAGGGCAGGCAGAGAATAGTATATTGGCTATGACAAATGGGATTGATAGTAAGTCGTGGACGAGTGTGTATGTGACGAACGCTTATCATAAAGGGTTGGTTAGATCATATGGAGATGTGAATAAAGCTGGGAAGGTATTGAGTGGTGTGAATTGGTTTGGCGGCGCACAAAATCAATTTCTCAAAGATGTATCACGAATGACCCCCATTATATCGCAAATCGAATTGTTAAAGATGCGAGTTGTAAATTTGTTGCAGGGGGTTGTAGATGATATGATGAATAAGATGTCTTGGGTTTTAGCGAATGGAATTACAAAAGGTAATGATTTTGATACTTTGAGAAAAGATTTGGAAAAGATCATAATCAAAGTTTCCAAAAAGCGTGCGAAATTAATCATCATTGCTGAAGTTGTACATGCACAGGCAGAGGGGCAATTAGATGGTCTTGAGTTATTAGGTGTTGATGAAGTAGATGCGGTTGTGGAATTGTTGACGACGAGTAAGAATTCTGTTTGTTCTATTTGTAGAAAGTTGGAAGAAAGAGGGCGTAGTGTGAAAGAGGCGAGAGGGGTAATTCCCCTACATCCTCTTTGTAAGTGTGCGTGGGCGATTGGTGAGAGTTCTTTGAACTTGAAAAGAAAGACGTGATTTTGTGATAATTTTTTGTGTATTCCTTTGATTCTTGACGATAATAGAGTAGATCATTTTATTGTCTGAAGAAAGGGTAGATATGAAAATTGGGAATAAGATATTTGAGGATGATTGTTTTGCAAGTGTCGTCGATCCTGACAAAAAGGGAAGTATGTTCAAATGCAATTTTCCTAGATTCCCTG